TATCAATATTTCTATCTAGTTCAGGTTTCAACTCAGCAAAATTTAATGCATCGTTAAAATTATACTTGCTATAGTCAACATCGCTATTATTAATATAATCCTCACATAGCTGGTGGATGCGTGTGCCCCTTGTAGCAGCTGCTGTACTGATTTTATTTGCTTCGTCGTTGCCAACTTTTTTGCGCCACGCTCTGATTGCATCTTCGCTCATCAATCCTGTAACTGTTGTAACTGAGGGATATAATTCACCGGAAGGTGCTTTATAAAACCTTCCGGTGTCTGTATTTACTTGTTCAAGCTCTTGCTGCTCATTAAGGGTCTTTTTGAGATGAGTGAAGTGCTTGCGTTGGGCTAAAATGTCCTTGAGCTGCATTATATACTATTCCGTTCTCTACCATATTCTTCTTAATTATAAAGTCTTTGACGAGGCCGGATCTTACGATATCATTCTCAACAAATTCAATACAAGAAAAATACTTTGGCATTTTGTTTAAAATTTTCATAAACATATGTATGCCTTCTTTTTCATCATCCCATTTTAAATCAGTTTGTCTATAATCTCCACAGAAAATAATTTTGGAATTAGAGCCAACTCTGGTGATGATTGTATTGAGTTCTTGATATGTCATATTCTGACATTCATCAACAATTATAATTGTATTGTCTAGTGTGAGACCTCTTAAGAAAGATGATGTCTCAAAGTTAAGCATACCTTTTTGTTTTAATATTTCGTATGCATCGCCTCTCTTGTAAAGTTCTGTACAGATGGCTTGATAAGGTGCTTCATATACTTTAGATTTTTCTTTTATTGATCCGGGCAAGAAACCCATGTCTCGGGAAGGGACTACTGAGCGAATAATTGTAACACTATTATAATCTCTATATTCTTCTAATTCAAGCAAGGCAAGATACAATGATATGAAGGATTTGCCTGTTCCAGGAAGACCGTGTATTAGAAGATTTTTACCATTAATAAACTCTTTGAATACCTTTTCTTGGTTCAATGTTTTAGGTGTTACAGTTCTAAGTTCGAGGTTATTTTTATTTTGTTTTTGCTCCTGTCGCTTTTGTTGTTTGAGTAGTCTTTTTTCTGCGCGAGACAATCTTTCCATGCGAGCACCTCGTTATTACCATGTGTTGATAGTATTATTCCTCCCGCTACCGCTTTTAATACGCTTCAAAACATCACGAAAACCAGAGTCAGGCTTCCTGAGGCCTAACCTGGTTGGGTCCGCAATATGCGGAGCAGATAATACTTGTTGAAGATGTGGGTTGTTTTTGATGTAGGCATCAAGCTCAGAGATTGGCATTGATATGTCAAACTCTTTGTTCGTTTTAGTATCTAAGAATGTATAATTAGCCATTCACTACTATGCCCTTAGACTTCCAGTATCTCTGGATGTCATCTTTATTTAGGGGATCAAACCCTTTGGATCGCATTTCTTCTTCAACTAAATCTTGCAAATAAGCTTTTTCATTTAGGTTTCTTGGATTATAATATTCGTCTATTACTTTATCTGAGGTAACCATATTACTATCAAGATTCTGCGGCATTTAGCATCTCCCTTATTTTATTTTGCACTCTTTTAAGTGCGGCTGGCTCATGTTCATTAAAAATTTTGAGTGTTTCCGTAACACCTTTTTTATGTCCTTCAAGCCAATAGTATATTGCTACAACTGCCAAAAGCAGTGTATACAAAGCTGCGGAAACTAAATTGTCCATGTGATTAGTCGTCTTCGTATGAGAGTAATCGATCTAAATTTTTAGATCTAAGAGCATTATCATAATTTCGATATTGCTTGTGTTCTCTTTCTCTTTTCACTTCTTTGAATGAAACATTTTCTTCTTCGATATAATTTGTATTGAATTTCTTTTTATTCTTAATATCAGACTTATGATATTTGGTAGACTTGTTCATTTAGCAAATAACTCCGGAAAGGCTTTCTCTACTATATCTTTGTTAATGTTTTTGTGAATACCCTTTTTATCCTTCATAGCTAACAAAAGCTTTGCGTCTTCCTTGCTTACGGCTTCAAGAAGTTGAATAAACAATTGCTCACGACGAAGAGGTTTAAGGTTAGGGTTGCCTCCTTCAATGAAAAGATATATCTTATTAGCCTCTGCCAATAAGGCTTTGGGTTCATCGTATATATTTTCTTTATAAGGAGGATTGCCTTCTGGTAGAAGGAATTTGACATTAGGATCGAATGTGTATTTAAGAATATTCTTTAATACGGGATGACCATTTACTTTAAGAGCCTCAATTCGATCTTCTTTAGATTTAAGTTCAGCAATTTGCAATAGCAGTTTGGCTACTGACGTCATCTTAAATAAGAATTTAGACATGTTTAAAATTCACCAATATTTTCCATCAAGAGTTTCAATTTGTGTTCAATAAAATAATTAAACAGTTTGCTTCTATCTTTACCTTGTTCACTTTGATATTTATTAAGAACTTCGTTTTTAATACTTTCAGGAACCAAAGACAAATCAACCAACTGTTTATTTCTCATAAAATTGCGATCAGTGGCCGCATCTAAAAGGACTGCGCCATCATTATAAATTTTATTGATTTTCTTTTGAGTCAGAGGACGTTGACGTTTATCAGTAACGAAAGTATCATCATCAGATAATACATTAGGAATACCATCACCGGCATCCCCTTTAAGAACATGTTCTACAAGATAACGTTCAGGATTGTCGTGATTGATCCATTTCTTTCTTACAGGATCATACTGCTTAACATTTGAATGCATATGAAGTTGTATGAAATCTTTATCACCTGATAAGATAAGAATTTTATGTTGATCATTGGTAGTTTTTACTAACGATGCAATAATATCATCAGCCTCTGCAGAGTCTACCTGAATAACAGGATAAGGAAAATTCTCTTTAATCTCTGCCTTCACTTTATTAAAGATCTCAAAGATCTGAGTCCAATTAAGTTCAGAATCTTCACGATTCTTTTTTCTGTTGGCTTTATAATAAGGAAAGATCTGTTTACGCCAATAGTTCTTGTCGTCACAAGCAATAACCATCTCACCATATTCAGTGCCAAATTTTTGCTTGTAGGAACGTAATGAATTGATCACCATATGGCGAAACAATCCTTCCTCAATAGGAATATTTGTATGATTGCCAATCTGCATCATGAGATTGGATATCATTACTTGGTTAAAATCTAACAAAATCATTTTGTAAATGTCCACACTAAATCTATACTATAAGATTATTATATAGTATTTAATTTATGTGTTCAACTGTTTTTCCTCTATCAATCCATCTATTTCTGCATGAGCTTGTGGTGTCAATGTAATTAAAGTGTCAGCTAAATCTTGGAAGTTATGGCTAAGTCTTTTTGTGGAATATACCATAGACTTAATAGCTTCTTCTAGGAACACAATATACTTGACATTTTGCTCGTCAGGTTTCACTGTAATGCCGTATGAAGATAATACGGAGAAGGCGGCTTCCATGACATCAGAACAAACCTCGTCACAATAATCACGCCTTACATTCTCAATATGCTCATATGAATGTTCAATTGAAAGAGGAAAATTTTCTTTGTCGATTTTTTTTGGAAATTCTAATACGTTATTATTATCCATCACCCTACCGTTATAAAAAAGGGTATACAATCTTATTTATGGATCGTATACCCTTGGTATCTTTTATTTGACAACCCTAAGCAGGATTGTATTAGTATTGATTCTATCAGAGAAATTAGCAGGCTCCGATTTGATTTCATCCATAAGTTTTCTCAGAACCAACTTGCCCCCATTGAGAACCTTCTTAACATACTCTTCTGGTTTGCGACCAATACGTTTGGTCAAGGAAGAATCGCTATCATAGCCATCAATGCTAGCACGCCGTATACTAAGACCAGCATGCCCACGAGCCCTGTAAACGCAAAGAGTTTTAGACTTTGTGTTAAAAGTCCATAATTCTTGAGCACCGATAATCGTTGCGGGGTCACACGATTGTAATTTATACTCATTGGATTCCTTTTGATATTGAAAATGTTTCAGCAACTTTTCAGTGGTAGGAGCTTTCTTCTTACGAGGAGCACGAGCCTTCTTTACATTACCTGCAAAGCGTTCACAGTCCTCAATAAGCTTAAGAATATATCCAAGTTTTGTCTTCATCTCAGCTTTTGAATAATGAGTGTATCCCTCATTGTCACCTTGTACAACTTGAGCATACTCATCACGCAAAGGTTTATAGAACTCAGCAATCTTATTAGCATGCTGGGCTGGAATCTCATTTTTCTGAAGCCACTCATAGATATTAACAAGTTCACCAGAATCTAGAATTGCCTCTACATCGCCAATAATATCAGAGACACGTTCTTTGATACGTTCCTGAATATTAGGTTTGACCTTAGGTTCAGAAGGTTTCTCTTCCACCTCTTCACCGTAACCAGAAGCATTTTTTACATCCTCATTTACACGAACCAAATCATTAGGTTGTAAATCTTCTTTGAGATTGGTAGCAATACGACAGAGCCAAGCAGAAGTCAAAGGAATACGCTTATCTGGAATACGATCAATTATCTTGATCATATCTTTGTCAGACTTAAAGTAGTCTTTCAGATACTGACGAGCCTCATTGGTATCACACATATAGTTATACCATGAGAAAGCTTTGATAAGATCTACATTAGTTACAATCTTTTCTGCCTTAGGCTCGTCACCCAAATACTTCCAATTGACCAAATACGTTTCACTCTTTGTTGAACGCTTAGTCTTTGGCTTTTTTGATTTGACACTAAGCAGAGACTTAGCCATCTAATTCCTCCAGACGATCTAGGATTTCATTTATAAGATCTATCTTATCTTGTGCAGCTGTTTTTCGTCCATTATAAAACCCTGACGAATAGTCATGCATATTATACCAATCAGGCATTGGTTCTTCTGCAAGAACCTTATATGCTTGCAGACGTAACATAAGATATCCTATTAAATTTTCAATCTTCAATTCTTCTGCTAAATCCATAACGATTTCCTAATCACAAGATGTCCATCGAGAACAGGCAGCATAATGTTCCCCATTTAAATATACAAAGCTAGCACGACCATTATAACCCATACGGGTAGCTTCAGTATATTCATCGCAATACTGTTTACATTCTTCTAGAGTATCAAATGGGCCAACATACTTGTCGATAATACCGCCTGACACTTTTTCATTATATACGCCAACTTCTTTGCCGTTAGCTAATTTTAATTGATAATTTAAATGCAAATTAATTTGCATACACATCTTCCCCATTAATGAATCTGTGTGCTGTGTAATCACTAATTGAAGCTCTACAATGTTTTATATTATCTGATCCGGGGAAAAATGTCAACACAAATCCACCTGTAGAGACACAGGTTGAATCATGATTGCTATGCTCCCATGCAATGTAATTCATCCATTCATATACATCCCTCCAATCAGTAAACTTATCTTGGAGGGCGTCATTCATCTTATATACAGCTATGGCTGTTCGCTTGAATGAGATATCGTCTATTTCTAGCATATCACTTCACCATCACTGAACGAATGAAACCATCTTTATCTACAGACTGAGACTTAAGCTTCCAGCCATCTTTAACCAACACGTCAATACGCTTGCTAGCATATTTACGATTCTTGCTTGTGATTACATATTCACTCATATTAAGGAACCTTATATTGATTGAGGAACGATTCTTTGAAGCCTTCATAAAAGGCGCCGCTCTCAATGGCCTCAATTAGCATATCTCCGTTGCCGATTAGGGCATTTTCGTAGATATACTCAGCGTATTCCATATCGAGATCGCCATTATCTAGCATCACTTCAAACTCTTCATCTGTAATCATATTATGCTACTTTCTTCTTTTCCATTTTATATTCAAGTTCTTTTGATAGAATATACTTTGCTACATTCATCATCTTACGAGCGCGATCATGCTGACCAAACTCCATGACATGCTGAGCATCAGAGAGAATTGACATTACTGTCATCTCAATCCCTGACATCATTGTGGTGAAGCTCTTAATATATTCCTGCTCAATTTGTCCCTTAGACATACCAAACATCATTTCTTCTTCGTGTGTCATTTCTCTCTCCATTCCTTATATTATTAATATACGATATTTTGAAAATAATGTCACTCTTTTTCTGCGATGAGCTCATACAAAGTTGTAATAAGAAGGATACCAAAGCCTAATAAGAAGACCCATTCATAGGCTTTAAAGACTGTAAGAATTGCGTCCATTTGTTTTATCTCCATTCCTTATATTATTAATATACGGT